GGGGCTTCCCACCGTCCGCTGTACCGCCGGTGGAAGCTTCCGGAACTCGTCATCCGCTCCGTATACGCTGTTTCTCAGTGCGCCCGCAACCAACCCCCAGGCCTCCATCTGCGTCATCTGCTGGGGCGACTGCATCCGATGGAGCATATCTTTCAGCTTCCCGATGGTTGGCATAAATCCGCCGGTGTCCGTGGCTATGTACGCTTTTGCAGCGGCGGCAACGGCCTCAAATGGCTCCTCGGAGAACATATCCGCCCAAAGATTGACTTTCACGTTTGCCGCCTCTTTGGACATTCCCCGGAAAGAATCGGGATAATTTGCCTGTAAAAGCGTGAGAATCTGGTACGCTTCCTGTTTATCCATTTCCAAATTCCTCCCTGTACATCTCCGCCAGACGGTCAACGCCGCTGGTATAGCCGCCCGGCTTCTGGTTTGCCGCAGGTCTAGCCGAATTCTGCTCCCTGGAGAGCCAGGAGTTGACAAAGCGCATGATCCCGGCTTTTGTTTTTCTGTTTTTGGGATTTGCCAAAAGCCAGCCACGCATACTCCGCAACTGCTGGGCTACATCCACGGCGGGATACAGACCGGACAACTCGGCAACCGTCTCCACGGAAATCTCAAAATCCGTTCCGTCAACCAGCGGAAGCACCGCCGCAGGCGGGGGGCTGCTCGGCAGCTCACCGCAAACCACCGAAGGTGGTATATAATTATCCTTTGCCTTTTCCTTTGTCTTTTCCTTTTCCTTTTCCTTTGTCTTGGTATCGTTCGTACACGGTTGTTCGCCATCGTATACGTCCGTATTCCATCGTTTGCGGATGTTATCGGAGTTTTTCTTACACCGGCTGTCGTATGTTGCCTTATCTCGGTCTATCTGTGCTTTCAAAGTTGGAAATACGAATCTTTCATTACCACGGAGTTGCGGTGCTTCGCCCGTCTTGCTGTAGATTAGGCAAGCCGTGAAAAGCCTCCCCCTCTCCGTGTCATTCAGTTCCTCCATACTGTCCAGATAACTGTGATAAGCGCAGAAATATTCAATCGCCATTATCTAATCCTCTTTAATGATGGAGTACCGCGCAAAGCACGTCCGCTCTCCGTACCGATTCTTCCCGGTGACGGTTTCGCTCTTGATGGGTACGCCTTGCGCTTTCAAATCCCAGATCCTTGCACCCAGCCGGTAACAGCCGTACTCGGTAACAGCCTCGGCCTGGGTGATACTTCCATAGTCCTGCAAATGCCGCAGGATACGCTCACACTGTGTCACGGCCTTACCTCCCGTATTTCAACCTGTATGTAATCCTCGTCGTGGAAATTGTGGGAAACGCTTTTCAGCCAGCGCCGGTTGTCGTCCTCGATGACACGGCCTTTCATGGCATCCACGATCATCTTTCCCATAATTGCGTGGTTGTCGATATCCAGCCGGTCATTCCAGTAGAACGTCACGGCTACGGGCAGCTTAAAGGGTGTTCTGCGAATGCCCTGGGCGTTCATAGCCGCCAATGTCAGCCAGTGCCATAACTCGGCGTCTTTCTTCCGCAATGCCCAGTGCTTCCCGGCGTAGTACGCATTCATGCCGTACTCCTTCGCCCACTTCTTCTTTTCCGCGCCGGTCTTCGGGTAGGCGATTCTGAAAACTTCTTTTGCCACGTTTTCGCTCCTTCCTTTGGAGTTGGCGGTTTCACCTCCCACCGCCAAGGGAAAATGCAAACTGTACTGTCAATCTTTTTAGGGAAAGATTGCTTTTCCCGGCCTAGAACGGCAATTGTTCGTCCTCTCCATCCAGCTCCGCGAAGTTCGCCGCAGGGGCGGGAGATTGATACGCCGGTGTGCTGTATCCGTTGTCAGCCCCAGAGTTGGCCTGAGAGCCGTTTTCTTTGCTTCCGCAGAAATAGATACTGTTTACCAAAATCTCCGCCGTGCGGCGCTTCTGGCCGTTCTTGTCCGTCCAGTCCCGCAACTGCAGTCTGCCGGTCGCAACGGCCATCTGGCCTTTATGGAAATACTTCTCCACCATTTCGGCGGTGCCGCCCCATGCGACGCATTCAATAAAGTCAACTTCCTTCTCGCCGGTCTGCTGGTTCTTGAAGTCCCGGTCGCAGGCAAGCGTGAAGCTGGTCACGGCCTTGCCGGAATTTGTTCTCCGCAGCTCCGGGTCTCGCACCATGCGTCCGGCAATGGTGATGGTGTTAAGCATTCTCCGGTACCTCCTGAGAAATCACCTCGCCGGTGTTCTGGTCAACGTCGATGTACTCAGTCATGTCCGGGATATCTGTCATGTCGGGAGAAATATCCGTCTTTGTGGTGCCGTCCTGAGCCATACCGCGCACAAAGTCGGATTTCAGCGGGGCGTATTTCAGCACCTTTTTCAGAACGGTTTTCTTTGCCATCTCGTCAAAATTGGTCTGCCATGGGCCATTCCCGAAGCTCTTAGAGAACTTTCTCGCGTGCTCGGTAACTTCCTCGATGCTCATAACCTGAAATCCGTAGCCTCCGTCCTTGGTCTTGAACATGGCGTAGTAGGCAATGGGCTTGCCGCGGTTGCTCTTGGCGGGGACGTGCCGCAGCTTCGGGTCAAGGCCAAGGGCATACTCAAACTCGTCGTTTTCGTATACGGCGTGCGCCTGAATGATGGAAACCTCACCGGAACGGTAGGCCAGATCAATAAGCCCCTTATAGCCAAGCTGGAATTGGCACTCCATCTGGCCGTGATTGCGGAAGGGAATCAGGTAAGCCTGCCCAAGAGGAGTATTCGGCTCCAAGCCCAACTGGGCGGCGGTCATCATAGCGCCAAGGAAAGACTGAGGGGTGCATTCCTTGAGCTTCGGGTTGGCGCTCAGTGCAGACAGGGTAATGCGGCTGAACCGCTCCGGGGTCATCACGCTGGGCAGTGCCGCCTGAATGGCGGGCTTCATAACCTCAATGTAGTCCTGAATGCTGCTGGGTTTCTTGCTTTTTGCTACCGCCTGTGTGGAAGCGGCGGCGTTCTGAATCATGTTTGCCATTTTTTATTCTTCCTCCTCGATAACTTTCATTTCTTTCTGCTTGTAGCACATATGCGCCGCGTAGCTGATGGACTGCATGAGGTCAAGCTCCCGCGCCCCGCGGACGCTGCTCCATGCGTGAATGATTTCTTCCCCGTTGAAAAGAACCGCGAACCGTACCTTTTTGGGGTAGACGTCCAGTTTTACGGAGTATCCGATGGTTTCACAGCCCGAAACGGCTTCCGCCTCCACTTTTTGAGGGGGGGTAGCTGCCTGCTTTTTCAGCAGGTCACCTTCCGGTACACCGAGGAGCACACACAGCCTGCGGAACGCATATTCCGGAATCTGCCCTTTATTGACTGCGTAGCTGAGATAGCTGGGGCAGCGCCCGATTTCCTCGGAGAGAACTGCCAACGTCTTTCCGGAATCATACACGGCTTCTCTTGTGGCGGAAGTGTCGATTTCTACCATATTTGTTTTTCCCATTATTGTTCATCCTTTTTGAACCGGAAAGTTCTGCTTTCCGAAGATTTGAAATAGTCCTGTGGGATTTCTCCGTGGTCTTTCTCCCACTTCTTTCTATCGAACGTGGAGCGTTTCTGCGTCTTCCATGTGACGCTGTAACTCCCGTATCCGCCCCGCTCGACGGTTCCCATGGTCTCCATGATACGCGCCTGAGCGGTTGCTTTCTTTTCTTCCAGCGCCTTGATCTGTTGGCTGCATTCGTCCATGATCGCCAAATCAACGGCGCAGCCGGTCAAATCCATTTCGGTGTCCGGCTCGCTGGCCGGGAACTCTGCGTTCAGGGCGTCAATGGTGGAATCCATGCCGTCAATGGCCGGGGGCGTTTCGCTCTGTACGTTCTCCCAGAAGCTTTCTTCCGCCATCATCAGAGCGGATATTTCAGCTTCATCCCGCTCGACTGCGAACCACTTAAATTGCTTGTTACCAATGAGTACAGCCAGATAGCAACGCTTTTTCTCTGTTACTGCCAAGTAATGCACCATTTGGGCGTAATAGTTTGACGGATACTCGCCATTTGCGAATTTCCTCATACTCAGGGAATCGCAGGTCTTTATCTCTAATAGCGCATCCTCTCCAACAATCACTCTGTCCACGTTCGCATGGGCCCAAGGGTATTTGCTGTTGTAGATGAAAGCATTCCTGCGCTTGACCCTCTTTCCTGTCTCACTCTCAAATTTTTTTGCAACAAATTCCTCAAGGAAGGCTCCAACCTCCGTCGCCAAATTTCCTTCAAATCCAGGGACTTTCCCTGTTTTTTCCGCCCATAGGGCGTATTGGGAAATATAGGGATTTAGGCCAACTACTGCTGCGGCGTCAGACCCGCCGATTGAATGCTTTCTACGGCGTAGCCATTCTTCATGGGGCATATCAGCCGTCGAAACAAAGGAAATTGTTTCATGCACGCTTTGCACACCTCCTTGTTGAAGACTGCATTTCCGGTGGAATCCATCTGCAATTCTCCGGGCAATAATTCCCGTCTGGGTCAATACGGTCAATTGTCAGGTTTTCTGCATATCCGTGGGAAAAAGCCCATTCTTTGAAAGCATCAAAAGAGCTCTTCCATTCATCACAGACACGGATACCACGGCCTCCATACAAATGGTATCGGTTGTTACACGGAGAGTAGCACCTTGCTTTCATTGCGTGCCATGAGTTGTACACACGATTTTTGTTTGGCACATATGCTCCCTGCGACTTGAATCTAAGGCATCCACAACTTTTTGTGTTGCCAGAAACCAGGTTCCCATTCCTAACTACAACCTCGTTGCCGCAATCGCATTTGCAAAGCCACTGTGTTTGCTTGTTTTCTTTCCTTGAGCAACGGCTGTATAGGCTTACAACCGTCAAGCCTCCAAACCTTTGCCCTGTGCGGTCAATAAAGTTAGGCATATCACTCCACCTCCGCTTCCTCGTTGAACTCCGTCATGGAATCGATGCAATCCAGGCAGTAGAACTCATCATGCGCCGGGATATATACCAGTTTGCTGTCTGTGATGGGACATCCGCACCTGGCACACTTCGGGAGTGCCGCTTCCCGAAAGTCGGCATCCGCCGCCAACTGTTCAGCCTGTCGCCACGGCTCCATGCTATCAAAAACGTCCATTGACTTTCCTTTCTCCATTTGATATACTGTAAATGGTAAAGTTTTTATATCGCTTGCCGTCCCCGGTGCTGTAACATCGGGGGCGGCTTTTTATTAAAGAACAACCACGACGTGCCCGCTCTGAATTTCGGATTCCAGCGCCTTTTCCAAGTATTTCTTTACCGTATTCCGGGCGGAAAGCTTCCACATGCCACCGTCGGCTTCAATGAAAGAAATGTTTCTTTCATTGATACGAATGAGAAATTGAGATTCCGGCTGCTCAACCTCCTGGAACGTGCGGTAAGGCCGCAGCTTGATAATGGGGCGAATGGACGCATTGGATTGAAGGTCGATGCCCTTCTTGGTGACAACGCTGGTAGCAATGCCATTGTCGTTGTACGTGACTTTGCTCCCTGTGGTGATATCGGATAGCAGTTTCAAGGCATACTCCGTATCCGCCGTGGGCTGGAATCTTGTGCGCAGAGCGATCAATGCCTCTTCAAACGGCAAGGACACCTTCTCATTCCAGCCGGGAACATCGGTCGCATTGGCAGTGTACGGGTACTCGCGGTTATTACGCAGTTCCGCAGACGGGTGGGTGAAGCACTTTACCGTTTTGTGATCGGGAACCGTGATATAAACGGTGCTGTACCTCTGTACCGCCTCCGTTTTTACAAACGCTACCATGGCGTCGAGGCTGGAAAGCTGGATATTATCTACAATTTCCAGATCAGGCTTCACCTCGGCATAGCCACCTTCTGCGTCCGCAATAAAATCATGGTTTCCGGACGTGAACAGGTGCGGCGCACATAGTTCCTGAATTTTTTCGATTGCTTCTTTCAACATTGTTTTTTCCTCCTATCAGGCCATTTTGATTATTTTCAGAGACGCGGGGGCTTCCTGCTCTTCTCCGTCCATGGACATCTGCCCCGGAACCTGAGGCACCATTTCGACAACCTGGCACTCTCCAGTGCTGTCATCCCCAGCAACCCAAAGGGTTGTTCTCGCGGGCGTAGTAGGCGCAAGCGCTGATTTTACCGCAACGCTGACGCCGATGTTCTGCCGATCATCGTCCGGTGTAAACTCGATTGTGAGCGTCAGCTTTCGTTTCTGCGTCGGTTTGGTGTTGGGGTCAAGGATATTATCAATGACTTTCGCCATCTCCAAATCCACGCGCTCCTGAAACGCGCCCCTTGCCATCTGCAAAATTGATTTTGGATCGTACATTAGAAATCCTCCTGTTTTTAAGATGTGTATCCTTTATCGCCCTCTGATGCACCGGCCGATACCGGCGCCCATCAGGATAGCGCACACCCACATTGCGGGAACTGCCGCCTTGTCTGCCAGCAAATCGGCCTGTTGCCACCAGAAAAGCACCAGATTCAGCCCCGCATATGGGAGGACGCGGAAAACGCATCCCCTGATATTGAACGGCTTCCGGTTCTCCGACACCGGCTCCCACCGGGCATCCATGGGTTTGCTTCTGCTTGCCATATCATCACCCCCTGACCGCATGATTTCGGTGGACAACATAGAAAAGCTCCACGTTCTCATCGTCAAACGCCTTGCTTTCCTTCGATTCCATCAAAAGGGATTCCCGCAAATGCTCATTTTCCCGGCGCAAGCGGCGGTTCATCTCCGCCATGGTGCGAAGCTGGGCAACCTCGTTCGGCATCATTTGGATTTCTCCTTGTAGGGGCGAACCTCACTCGGGGGAAGCAGTTGAACTAAGCCCGCTTCATTAACAAGCCTTAAATTTCCGTTCTTGATGACCTTTATCAACGTTACGATTTCACCGGTATTGAAGAGATGACCATACTTACCGTCCTTTTTCGTGACAACGAACTTGTCCCACATCTTCGGCTTGCTCTCTTTGGGCTTGTCCTTCTTGCGCTTCTTCTCAAACAGCCGCTCAACGGCGACCCTTGCGCCCTCCGCTCTGCTGTAGGTATCCTTCGGATTGCACCGGGCTTCTGCGGTCTTCACGTCCCGTCCGCTACGTTTCAGCGTGGCCGTGGTAATCTTCCCGTCAAAGCGGAGTTCCACGGTGCAGGGTTCCCGCTCAGGCTCTGCAAGGCCAGAAATCCATCTTTCAGCGAAGTTCCAATGGGAAACTTTACGAGGAAGATCCATCGAAGGATTTCCAACTGTTGCTTCTTTGAAGTTGTAGGTGGAAAGTCCATATGGTCTTTCCCTCACATTTATTACGGTTAAGGTCTTGCCAAGGTATTTTTCCATCGCGTCGGTGAATCCGATAGCGTTTGGGTTCTTGCTCACAATCCGCACCTTATCCCCAACTTTGTATCCCATAAATAACTCCTTTCAATTTCGGCATTCTGCCGTAGATTTCAAATCACTGCAATTCCCTCGCAAACGCCCGTATCTCCCTCTCAGAGTACCCCAGGGTTTTCAGGATCACCGCCGGGTTGGGGTGGAGGGTGGTCACCAGCTTCCGAAGGACGCTTACCCGCATTTCGGTTTTTCCTTTTTGGTAGTTCAGCAGGTTTTGGTATCCCTCGCCGATTCTTTTCCCAAGCGCCGAAGCGTTATCGCTCTGAATCCCCGCCAGGGGACAGCAGCGGTCGATTTCCTTCCAGAAATCCTCTGCCGCGTAGCGCTCGGCGTACTGCCGGATTCTTGGCATTGGGTTCAACTCCTTTCTGTTCATAAATTTTTCAAAATTTGTTGATTTTTGCTTTTGCTGTGGTATGATGGTTGTGAAACTGACGAAAAAGGATGATCGCTATGGATTACACTTCCGAGCAATACGCCCTCATGGAGCGTCTGGAAAGCGGTCTTCTGTACCAGAACCTGACAGAGAAGGAACAGGAGATACTCTGCTATCTGGACGAATCCTCCCTTACCCAGCCACGGGCGTACATAGAGGATGGATACTACGAGCTGAGCCAGGAAGGTCAGCGCACGTTAGATGCCCACCGGCAAGAACAGCTTTTGCTACAGCAGCAGTCCCAGGAAAAAGCGCGTGACAAGGCCGAGCAGAAAGCCGATAAGCACAGCGACCGTGTCTTTCAGGTGTTTCTTGTTTTTCTCGGATATGCCCTTGGGCTTATAACGCCGTCCCTGCTCAAAGTAGTCCCCGTAATTTGGAGCCATATTTGCCGGATCGTGGCCTCTTGGAAATGAGGGCTTGTCCATCGTCTCACCCCCCCTTAATTAAACACAGCTACCAGTGCATAGGCCGACTGGCTAAATACCAGCCGTTTCCCGTCTTCGAAGTAAACGCTGAAAACGGCGACATCAAAATCTGGTCTGCACGTACAAGCGGCTTTCCTGATTACCGTAGTGGTTACTACTCTTTCCACGTCGTCAAAATCAATCGCTTCCCCTTTTTCTTTGTCGAACAGGCACACAGTCACTTAGAACCGCCTCCCTTCTAGGCTTGTCCCATTAAGATTCATCTTTTTTTAAGACGAAGACATTGGAAATGATCTCGTTAACAGATACGTCGAAGTACTTGGCGATCTCCAGTAGGTTGCACACTCTGATGGGCGAAATGCCATCCGCCCATTTTCTAATCGTGCCGTTGGAGATGCCGCAGGCCTTTTCCAGCGCGGAGATTGTGATTCCTTTTTCAATGCACAGCCGTTTAATGTTGTCGTAAATCAAAAGCTTCCTCCTTCCAGTCTTGTTCCATCTCATCTCCGATGTTGCAGTTTCTTTTGGCGGGGTGTATGATTGTGTTGGTACGGCGCGGGGCATATGGAGGTAAGCGAATGTACGACCAGATTCAGTACCGCGCGATAATGTTTTGCCCTTTCAGCCTTACAAAAGAAGAAGTTTTTGCACACATAACCGAACGGGACGGCAAGTCGTTTCTTGTTTTTGATGGCTGTGACAACCAGCATCATAAATGTAACGAATGCCGCTCCTGCTGGGAAAACGCGAAAGAACAATTCGAGAAAAGCATGAAGTAATCTAACATCCGCGCCGTACCGTCACTGCTCGCCGTTTTCCTCCACGCATTTGATCGCGTACTTGAGCGCGTCCACATAGAAGTCCTTTTGCGGGAAGTCACCCATGGTCATGCGTTCGTGATAGCTGATAAGCCCACGGAGAACGTGAATACAGCTTTCCTTCTCCGTTGCGACTTTGATTTTGCCGGACTTCCCAGCTTCACGCAGGTTCTTGATTTGCTCTTCAGTTAATTCAATCTCCCACATCTTTCCTCGCCTCCTTTCAGGCATGTCCCATTTTTGGGACGATTAGTGTAAAAAAATAAGTGCCTTTTCTGCCGGGTCGGTGATGCCTAGCTTCTCGCATATAGCCTCTATCTCGATAGTGTTAAACGGAATCTTCCCGTTCACCTTGGAATTCAATGTGTTTTTGGACATACCGATTTCCAGAGCCAGAGACCGCTGAGTAAATCCCGCTTCTACAATCTTCCCTTTTAACTTGTTCGTCGACATGCTTTGCCCTCCTTCCGTCTCATTTTTGGGACGCCTTTATACTATCACGCTTCTTCTCATTTGTCAACCCAAAATTGGGACAATTTTAAAAAATTTTTTGTTCCGGTATTGCAATTTTGGGATAACCGTGTTATTCTATACGCAGAAGGGGGGTGCCATTATGAGCGATATTTCAAAGAGAATCCTAGAAACGATAACTTGCAAGGATATCTCCTATGGTGATTTATCGGATAAAACAGGTATTCCAAAGTCTGCTTTGCAGCGGTATGCTACCGGGCAGACGGAGAAGATTCCAATTGATCGACTCGAAAAAATTGCAAGCGCAATCGGCGTAACGACATCATTCCTTATGGGTTGGGACAGCGCCGGCAAAAAAGAACAGCCCACCGTTCCCAGTGAGCTGTCAGAATTGGATAGCCAAATCATGACGCTGGTCAAGGGTTTATCCGAAGAACACAAGCGGTTCATTCTTGCCCAGTTGAGAGGGCTTACAGAGGGGAGATAACCATTGAACGGTTACAAGGGAACGGCCGCACGCTCATTCGTATGCTGCCAGTTTGAGAAGGATGCACATAAGCTTTACCTTTTCTTCCTCGGTCAGAAGTCTGGCGCGTTCTCCGATCTCCCTGTCTAATTCCTGCTCTGTCATCTCTTCGATAGGCCTCTTAATTTCTTCTTTCGCTTGCATGTTTTGTCCCTCCATTATGTATTTATAAACGTTTGTTTGATTACGTAGCGTATAATAGCACGCCATGTGTCCAATAAACCGGACTGATTGGGGCTTTTTGAAAATTTTTTAAATTGCCCCGCCACCCGTGCCACAAGGTGACGGGGCTTTGCCGCCGGTAACGACGTGTGTCCCTTGCCGGTTGCAATACCACCATACACCCCGCACAGGCGTTTCGTAAAGCCCCAGATGTGAAATTCCCGTTCCATTTTCGCAACAATCGTTCCATATGTGAAACATTCCGTTTTTGGAGGCGGTTTTATGAATATTTCCGAGCATTTATCAGAATTGGAAGCCCTGCGGAAGGAGCGGGGCATGTCCCAGCAGGAGTTGGCAGAAACCTGCGGCGTATCCAAGGCCACGATCTGCCGTGCCCTGAATGGTGCGACGGAGCCGACGGCAAGGCTTGTGCAGAGCATTGAGGCCGCCGTGCAGTACACCCCGGAGGAACACCCTGTGCTACCTGCCCCCGGCCAGTCCATGGAGGAATATGTGGAATATCTTCAGGCAACGATCATCCGCCAGAGCGAGGACTACAGGCGGCACACCATGCAGCTGCAAACGCACTACAGCATTCTCAACCGCCAGAATCGGCGGGTGATTCTGATTATGGGCATTTCCATTGCGGTGCTGGTAATCTTCCTAGTAGGCTGGCTCATCTTCGATATCATGCACCCGGGAACCGGATGGATTCAGAGGTAAGATAAATTTTTACGATTGCCGGAAATATTTTTCCGTTTTTGGTCAATCTGTCTATTGCTATTTTCCATTTCTCGGGGTACAATATAGACGTAGGATAACCACCTACGCTATATAGACGACGTTCATCGTCCGCCCTAATTTGCCGCCTGCCGAGAGCGGGATATAAGACTTCGGCTTGTTGTAAGACTGCCGCTTGCCGGGAGCGGGATACAAAACTCCGGCCTGAAAATGCCGGACTGGCCGCCATGCCGGTTCGGCATTCTTTTTTGGGGGATAACAAATGACAGAGATACAGGACTCCGGAATATACATAATCCGTGATGCTTTCTTTGAAAAATACGGGAACAACCGCTATATGAAGAATAAGCAGGAGAGCCGCCCCCACTACTACGCTATGGCGGACAAATCCGGTGTCCTATGGATGGTTCCAATGAGTACCAACGTAGATAAATACAAGCGGCTGATATATGAAAGTGAGAGGCGGCACGGCTCCGGAAACTGCGTGCATTACCTCATAGCGCCGATATACGGAAAAGACAGGGCTTTTATTATCTGCGATATGTTCCCCGTCCTCCCGGAACATGTACTACGCCCATACAATATCAACAATGTGCCTTATGTTTTGGAAAACAAAAATATAAAGAAAAACATCCGTGTAAAAGCGCTTGCCTACTTGAACATGGTTGAACGTGGGGTTCTACATAGTCCGTTAAATATTATCGAAACCAAGGCCGCGTTGCTCAAAAGCAGAAAGGACTAGAAGACGGAACGGGCAGCCGTCGCCCTTGTTAGGAGATGTGGGAGCGTCGCCCCACCTAGTTCTCAAAAACAGTGGCAGACCGTTTCGGCGGTCTGCCATTTTTTCTAACCGCATGTAAAGGGGGATTCCTTATGGCAAAAAGAAAGAATGAGCCGGAAATAAAGCTGCCAAAAATAGAGCAGCTTCCCTCCGGCGCGTGGCATACCCGTGTATACTTGGATGGGCGGCGCACGTCCATTACACGCGATACTTATGATGAGTGCCTATCAGAATACCTTGCAATCAAAAACGGCATTCTGGAAGCTCAGGAGCGGCCACAGGGGCGGCTTACGCTAGGCGAAGCAGTAGACGCATACATAGAGAATACCCGTGATTTAGTCCGCCGTGGGCGTCGCTCACCGTCTACGGTATACGGCTATATCAGATATCGGGATAATACCTTTCAGCGGGCGATGGCATACAATATCTACACCACGCCGGACGCACGATGGCAGTCCGCTATAGACGATGAAAAGAAAATGGGCAGATCGCCGAAGTACATCAAGAATGCGTGGGGGCTAATGTCGGCGGCAATCAAAAAAGAAACCGGGAAGCAGCCGAAAGTCGTCCTTTTTGAGAAAGAGGACAACGAGCGGCCATTCCTAGAGCCTGACCAGATTGATATTTTTGTTGAGGCCGTAAAAGGTGATCCGGTGGAAATCCCGGCACTGCTTTGCTTATCCAGTTTACGCCGCTCTGAAATGTTGGCTCTGACGTGGGAGAATATCGATTTTGCAAACAGGGCAATTTATGTTCGCGGTGCAAAAGTCCGTGGTGAAGATGGACTGAAGCTCAAGCCGCAGAACAAAACGAAAAAATCCCGTCGCCCCGTGCCTATGATCCCACCGCTTTACGATGCACTTACGGCCGCGCCGAAAGATACGGAATTTGTTGTAAACGCCGCGACATGTACGCTATTCAATCGCATCAACAAAATATGCCGGGAAAACAACTTGCCAGAGGTGGGGATGCACGGATTACGGCACAGTTTCGCCTCGCTGGCCTACCATATGGGAATCCCGGAAATGATGGCGGCGGACATAGGCGGATGGAAAGACTTAGGGACGATGCGCAAAATTTACACGCACTTAGCGGAACGGGATATTGCCAAACGCTCGAAAGAGTTCACGGATTATTTCACGCCAGAGGCAATGAAAAACCGCAAAATTGGCAATGACACGGGAAATGAAAATTAAAAATTGCTAGTGCCGCAACATATTTACAAATTTATAATGTGGGTTCGAATCCCACTCTCTCCGCCACATTAAAAAAGCCCTAGAAACTTGTTCTAGGGCTTTTTTATTGCTTTATCAGCTATATTCACACGTTCTTTGAACTATTCTGCAAGAAAATATTACAGCAGATTTTAATATTTTCCCGCGTGCGGTACGTTTTTAGGGCGCAAATTGGCAACGGATTGGCAACGGACTGGCAACGGAATTTTGCCACGCTTACCGCTTATACAGTCCCTGCACCACTCCGACGTTCTCCGCCCGTTCAATATCCCGCTTGTGCAGGTACTCATAGACGGCCATCATGGCCGCAGGCGGCTCGCCCTTCTGCTTGCGGTATTCCTCAATGTGGGAAACAACGGCCTTGTGCAGGGCGTTCATGTGGTTCATTTCCTCCCCGCTCAGCCTGTAAAACAGGTCTGCCAGCTCCGGGTCGTCGTGCTTGTATTCCACGGCCAGCTCTGCGTAGGTGTGCGCGTCTTCCAGCTCGTCCTCAATATGCTCCATCAGCAGTTTGATTTCTTTCATGGCTTACGCCTCCTTTATGTATCTCAGAAGCTTGTCAACCTCTGCCCGGTCAAAGGACAGCTTGCCGACAAACGGGATGTCAAATTCCAGCGGTTTCCGAATCTGCGGGGCGAATGCGTTGTAAAGCGCATCCTCGTCGATGTTTCCGTCCTCCAACACGTGCATCATTTTGACGGCGGGATTGTTTTCCAGCTTCTCAAAAATCTGCGGTGTTCTCTTGGCGTACAGGGCTACCACCCCGGCGACAACGACGGCTTTCATTTCCGGAAAGTGGGGAAGAACCTCCTGCTCCACATACCGAAGCGCCCCATTTACAAAACGTTCTTTTGAAACCATAGTTACCTCCGATTATTGTTGGGGCGGCAATCGCCGCCCCGTTTGGATTAGCCAGCAGCGGCAGCAGTGGGTGCAGTCCAGCTGTTCTTTGCAGGCATGGGTTCAGGGCACACATTCCCAATGGGAATCACGGTCTTGGTCAGCCCGGACAGGGTGTTCAGGGTGTTCTGCATACAGCTGAGGTTTGCGGTGATCTGGGCATTGACAACCGCCTGAGCGGAAATCTGCCCTTCAACGCCACGCAGACGGCCGTCCAGATACTGGTACATGTCCAGAATCTTCTGGTCGGTGTAGGTGTTGGCGTCCCGGAGCTTGATGTCCGCTTTCAGCGCGGCAATTTCCGCAGACTGTCCGGCCTCGTACCGGTTCACCACGTGGTCACCCTCGCAGTTTCCGTTGTTGGAGTTGAGCACACCGCCGTTTGCCAGCCCCAGCAGAGCCGTAATACCGCCGATGTAGCCGCCGATACCGCCCACGCGGTCAGCAGCAGTGAAATTCAGAGACATATAGAAGTCCTCCTTCAAAATATTAGGAGGTGGCCACCTTCTACCTATAGAATAACAAAAATCCCGACGGTAGAATCATCATCTACTCGTCGGGATTTCGTCAATAAATCGTCAATAAATCGTCACGCAGAATCAGAATTTCAGATTTTCAGGGAGCTTGTCACTGTACTTTCTGCACAATTCGTATTCTATCCGCAACTTTTTAACCGTTCTTGTGATAGTGGCTTGGGACACACAAAACTTGTGGCACTGTTTTGTCTGGCTCCATCCGGCGGCTCGGGTGCGGATGATCTTTTCCTCCAGCGGTGTGAGAATTGCCAGAGAACAGAACTCATCCAGAATCACCCGATTCCACGGGACTTTATCCACTTATCACATCAGTCCTCCTTGGGGGAACTGTAAGTTCTTGCCAGTTTGCTATCGGAGATACCGGCGGTGGTAGGATCATTGACCACGCCCAGAATCACCAGCAGCGCAAACACGGCGTTCACCACGGCCAGAAGCTTATCGCCGATTTCGCCCAAGTCCAGCGTAAAGCCGAACAGGGCGGCTACCGTCTGCACCAGCAGAAGCAGCGCGGGAATTGCGGCCAGCCAGAAGTTCTTGTTCTTGATACGTACAATCCAGTTAATCATTTTGTTTTCCTCCTTAAAGCGTAATGCCCTCGATCTCAGCGCGGATTTTCAGGCAACGGATGTAATTCCCCATGTGCTTCTTCTGCTCCTTCAGAAGATCGAGCGAGCAGTTGGGGGTGAACGGCAACGTTCCAGCCTCGTACTTCACGGTCATTGCGTCCAGTTTGTCGTACCGGATTTTTACCTGCTGGTACTCGGCCTTAAAGCGCTCCTTATAGTCAGCGCTTGTCATGCCCTCAATGGTGTCTTTCAGTTCGTACATTTTGTTTTCCTCCTTAAAAATCAGCCCAGCCCAAGCCGGGCAAGAATAAACCCTACAACAGCGGCCACGACGATGTATATGACCCTTTCCACCACCGACTTCCACCGCTTGCCGGGTTCGGATTTCAGCTCCTGCACGTCCGTGCAGAGGCCGTCAACCTTCTCCCCGGTAACTTCCACCTTCTCCGCCATGACGGCAACAGACGTTGCCAGCGTGTTCAGCGCTTCCGTGTGCTTTTCCAGAGCGTCCAGACGGTGGGAGTTGGATTTGCTCCGCTGTTCTACCGCAGAAAGCCGCCCAGCGATTTCCGTTTCTTCCATTGGCATACTCCCTTCTCAGCCGTTCCATCGGCTGTACTTCCCGTTGTCCTCGTGAATGCCCCAGCTGTACAGCCCCAGACCGCCCCGCCCGGGGATTTTCTCGGCCTGCACCTCCTGCGCTATGGCATACAGCTTCTCCGGGGAGATCGCCCCTGAGAGGTCTACGGCCTGTCCCGTGGTGTGCAGGGAGTTGGATACTCCGCCCACCTCGGCATTGTGCCGCTTGCACCGCACACCGGAATTCACGTTCAGGGGCACTCCCGCCCGGCGGCGTATCTCATCGGCCATGCGGACGGTTTCCTCTGCGGGTTCTGCAGGGAAGCCGTTGCAGTATTTCCCGCCGCACTGGCACCGGAACTCCTCACGAGTGAAGTACCGGATATCGTCCCAGAACGTCCCCGTCTTCGGCGCGTCGCTGCTTTCCGGCTTCTCTACCTTTACCGCCGTCCCGGCGATAGCACCGATGAGCATTTTCTGGGTAGCGGCTCCCGGTATCCCATCCACGGTAAGCCCGTAGTCAGCCTGAAACGCCCAAATTGCCGCTTGCGTGTTCTTGCCGTCGGCTCCGTCAATCGCGCCGAGAGAATAGCCCAAATAGGTCAGAAGGCACTGAATTTGCTTTACCGTCATACGTTCACCTCTTCCCAGCCCTTGGGGTATGCGGACGGCGACCATACATTATTGCCCATCGTTGAACGGTATACTTTACCGCCTTCCGTGCAGCAGTCTCCCTTATTATATGGGCTGGTAGATATGGCAACGAACGGTAGCGCTTTCGCTGGGTCGGTACTCCACGCAAACCCCCACTGTGCGGGAAGTTCCTCCGGCTCCTGGGTGTAGATAGTGCTGTCATAGGGCTGCACCAGCCGCACCACACGGCCAGCAGACGATTGACACACAAACCCGGCCTTGCGCTCCAGCATGTTTTTGTTTGCGACAGCGGCCTTGAAACTGGGAATGTCGCTATCCGCCGCATTCAGTTCGGTGCCTGTCATGCCCGGGGCTTTCTCCTGCAGGGCAAGCGCGTTCGCCCGCCCCTGAGCATACATGATGCTTTTTCTTTCCTCTTGTGTCACAGACTGTCAACCCCCTTCTTGTAGGCTTCATCCAGCTCTTTCAGCTGTTCCTCACCACCGCTGGATTTTATTTCCATGATTTTCGCAAGAATGGCGTTTTTGCGTTCTTCTATGGTCATCATGTGTTATTCACCCCCAGAGCGGTTTCAATTTCAGACAGGGCAGATTCGTATTCGGCATTCTGAGCAATAACCGTCTGGTATTGCTCCCTCTCATACTCCCGCTGAGCGGCGTCCAGCTCTGCCCATGACTTCCATGGTGCGATCATCTCACCGGTGAATATCACGCCATCAGCACGTGTCCACGTCTGACCCGCCGGGATGAAGCGATAACCCTCAACGTAGGTATCGCATTTGCCATCGAAAGCGTCCGTTTCAATCTGCGTCAGCCCCTCAGCGGTGGAGGCGTGACACTTAAAGCCGGAATCTATGTAAATCGTTTTCATGAGCCGCCCTCCTATTTCAGCAATTTGATTTCCGTCGCGGTGTACGTAATCGTCGCATACGCGGTATGATTACCGCCAAATCCGATACTGTGAAGCCCGGACAGGGCAGATATGTCAACCGTTACCGTGGTTAGATCGGTACCGATTGCTGTCGAAGCAACTACGGACGAACCACTGTACACCTCCAATTTTGTATCGGAGCCGCCCGACGCTTTGCACGTCGCTTGAAGCGTGCTATACTCTGTCAGGTCAATTTGGCCTTTTGTACGTGCAGAAATGAGTCTGTTGCCGTTGTAGTTATTTACCGACTTAACCGTCAGTTCTGCTTCTGCGGTTACAGTGCTATTCGCAGGCAGTTCCCACTCACCGGCTATAATGTCGCTCGGGGCATTTGGTTTGAACAGGAACAACGCATAGCTCAGCTCCACAGAGGTGCTCTGACCATCCGTGGTGATAGTTACGGCCTTGCTGTCGGTCTCCGTCCCACTTGTGGAACTCACCGTCCAAGTTCCTGCATTATAGACTATGCATGTCCACGAACCGCTGGTGTTTGGAGCAGTAAGGGTTGTAGTTCCATCACTGCACGTACAAGTTGATCCCGCAGGGTAAGTGACGTTGATTGTAGCTGAGAAGTACGTTATTGTGACATACTCTACAGTCAAACGAGTAATGTCGACGTCTTGGGTTGCGATACTGCTGCCCTTTGTAGCAGTAACAGTCCATGTACCAATGTCCAGACCGCTGAACGTCCACGTACCATTTTTCTCGGAAGCTGTTTTTGTGGTTGACCCCATTTTACAGGTTACGGTAGAGCCTGTAGGAGCTGTTACAATAATGATGGATTTGTTGGGGCTTCCGCCACTGCCTCCAAATCCATATAAAGGCACTGCTAAACTCATACGTACACCTCCACCGCAATCGGAATATCCACCGTGGGCTTGTCCTCAAGGCAGGTAAACGTTATCTTGTGATCACCACGAGAAGCAAAGCTGACCATCCCACACGCCTCTTTCAACGCCAAGTTGGCATTCACATCACTGTCGTACACCGGGTAGGCCATTGCAAATTTGTCTCCTGTAAGAGCAGATACCGTAACCTGCTGGGTGTACGGGGCAGTACTGCCAGTCCATCCGGCGACGGTCAGTGTGGTCGTCTCCAAAATCGTGCGGGCATTGTTAAACGCTGTGTCTACGTAGCTTTTGGTAGCGGCATCCGCAGCCTCCGTAGGTGCTCCAAGCAGTTTAATCTGATTGTAGGTCATGGCGATATTCCCGGTCATGGTGCCGCCCGATGTCGCCAATGCGCCAACATCGGAGGCGGATAAATTGACGTTACCGCTGGAATTTGGGGCTACACCGCAAACGGTGGACACCGCGCCTGTGCCGTCAATGCCCATGCGGGAGACGGAGTAGAACGCAAACGGATTTCCGGTATTGAAGCCGATCATTATCCGTGTCCACAGATACTTTCCCTGTGCCACCGTCGGAACATCGTACAGCCAGTCGCCGGAGGGTGTGACCGTACCGGAATCACCTACCTGATAGCCAATGATGCTGGTGGCAAGCGTCGCCGGGTTGCCCGTGTCGCCCTTTTCGCCCTTGATCTTGTACCACTGGTATTGCGTCCAGTCTGTGGGGGCAGCCGATTCGTAGTTACTGCAAATACCCATCCAGTCATCGGGGAGAACGCCGAAGTTATGGGATGCCGCCGTTGGTTCCTGAGAGGCGTATCGAATCCATACGGTGGGAGTGTCGCCCTTGTCGCCCTTCGCACCGTTCGTGACGGGAAATGTGCTTGTGGTATTGTCGTTGTAGGTGATGCGGTATGTATTTACCAGCCCAACGGTTGAGACTTTGTCAATTCCGGTAATTCCCCTGCCGTCGGCCACAGGGAAATCAAAAGTTGTCTCGTCGGCCAGCGTGATACGATATGTTTTTGTCAGGCCGCTTTGGGACTGGGGGACGATGCTGCTGATACCGCCATGGCCGTCAGCGGCGGCGGTCAGCCAGTTCAGCAGAATTTGTCCCGTTAGCTTCTTTGCCGCGCCGTCCTGCTCCATTACAAGAAGGTCGGTTGCTTTTACCTGCTCAGCGGCAATCAGCTCAGATATTGCTTTATCTGCGATAAGTCATCCCTCCTCAACGTCAGTCTCTTTTTCGGGCGCAGGAGGCGCAGACAGCGCCTGCACAACTTCTTCAATGGCCTGCATACTGCCCAGCATCCTGTCCCAGTTTTCCCGCCCTGCGACCTGAACGCCCTCAAGGGTATTCAGGACTGCCCTAAGTTTCATTACAGGGTTCATTTTTACTCCTTTCCCAGCACCACACGCACCGCGCCAGTTTCCGGTACGATAGCGATTATCTTCGTATATTGGGCGGCGTACTGCCCTTCCCACCACATTTGCACCGTCTCAGCGGGATTTGCAAATACCGTGGCAATCGTCGCCAGGGATTCCCCGAGAATACGGATGTTTATCTGCCCCGCCTGGGGGAAAGGGTTGAAATAATCGCAGTTGAATTCTTTTCCTGTTGCGGTTTTCAGTTTTTCCATAGAAACCTCCTAGTATAACCAGTCATATCAAATCCATGTTAGGTATTGTAGAGATATTGTGCTGCCATTTCCATCCCTGAACGATGTAGAAGCTATAGCTATCGTATGGCCTCCAATTACCAGTCCTTTGTCTTCGGTTGATAAATTGGATGCTGTATTCCACCCATTGAACACACCATTTGCAAAATCCGCATACCCAAGGGAGGTGTTGATACCGCCGGATACTGCGTAATTGCCGATAGAACCGCCATATATCTGCCCGCCGTAGCCGCCTGAGATACTGCCGGAAGTAATGCCGCCGCCGTTGAAATAGCCATCGTCGCCGCCATAGTCAATTCTTCCGGCGCTGACGCTTCCCCGGAAATAGCCATTCTCAGCGTACAGATTCCCGGTCGGCGTAATCTGCACGCCGTTAGCCTCAGAGCCGCACTGAATGCCGTTGACACCAATGTAAATACCCCGGCTGTTGGTGCCGTTCCAGACCTGATTGTTATAGCTTAGGTAGTCGGATTGAATGTCAAAACCGCCAATTTTGCCGCTTAAGGCGGTGATCTTCCCCCGGACTTCCGCGCCGGATTTGGTGATCCGGAATACCGTGGTATTATTGGCCTTGACCGTCCAGGAATCATTAAGCAGATCCCAACCGAAGGACGAACTGTCACCGCCGGTTTTGGTCACCCGCGCGGAGATCTGGTCACTCTGAATGTCCAGCCGCGAGGTAAATTCGTCCCCCTGTTCGATACGGGCAGAGACTTCGGCGGAAATCTGGTCGGCCTGAATTTTCAGTTGTGCCCGGGTTTCTATAAACTGACGTTCTACCTTACGTGTTTCGTGGGATTTATAGGGAGCGGATTCGTCGATTTCCTCAGAGCCGGGGGCGGAAACATCTGCGCGTATCATTTTCCCGTAGGACTTTGACACGCTGTAGATGCCGCCATAGGTTCCTTTAACCTGAACCGCGTCTCCAATCTCCGCCGCCGGGTCTAAGATTGCGCCTGTAGCCGTATATGTCTGGTAGGAAAAGCCGTTGATTCTGGCCAACATATCGTTTGCCATTTTCTGCGTTCCGAAAGGGTTTTCGGAGATCAGTTCCTTGCCGCTGTCTGTACCGGCCGTATACTCCACGCCGTCAGCAACCTTCAACGTGACGCGGCTGTACGCGCTGAGTGGGTCTGATATTTTCAGGCTGTCGGCGGCAGACCCGATGATGAACTTATCAAACAAGGATTCTGACACCTCCAAACGTGATCGCTCTGTTATCGCTTCCGCCAACAATCAGATAGTTGGTTTCCTTCGGAAGACCCGTGAGCGTGACCAGCATCAATTCTCCGGTGGCCGTCATAGCCCAGGAGCCGGTGTACATTGCGCCGATGTAGCCAATGACCTCACGGCAGCTGTACCCGGCAGGGTACGGGATTTCGTAACCAGATGTCACGATTTGATATACCCGGCTATCAAGCGAGATGCCGACTGCATCGGAAATCTCTTTCAGAACTTCAATGTCACTTGCAGGCCAGTTAAGGGAGGATTCCGCCGGATAATCTTCTTCCAGAAGAAGCATTCCGTCGTATCCGTGGAGCGTTAGTTTCGTCCGGTCGCCGATTTCTCCTTCGCTCCGTTTGTCAATGTAATACTTTCCTTGGGGTAGCCATTCAGAGACGGCATTCTCATTTGCAGCTCTGACGTATGGCCGAAGAAGTGCACGTTTTGGGATATCACCATATGGATGAATCATTTCAACGTTGATCTCACCGGCGCAGGTTTTTCCAACGTCAGGAGAATCGGAAAGAAGCGGTTGCTTCTGCTCCATGGATATCAGCAGTTCTTCACCGTAGCCAGTTTCAGCGCCACCGCTATCTACCAGAATACGTACCCCGCCGAACGTGATTGCGCTTCCGCTTTTGTCAATTAGCTTTCCGGTATCACCGATGCAGAGGCGGTTTTCAAACCAGTGGTTGCCAGCTACAATGTCCCGGTATTCCTGTGATACGTTCTGCATAAGCGCCCGTCACCTCTCAATCAGTGGAAAGGTAATGCCGCTCCACCAATCGTCTTCCGGCTTCTCTATCAGGAAAGATGCAGGGTTATTGTTGGAGTACATGGTCACATTGTTGCGGTACCCGCTCATAGGGTCGTAGTAGTCCACGGTCACATATTCCGGGAGAATGGTATGCAACACGGTCATAGCTTCCTCAGCCTTTAGAGGGCGGCAGGTGATGTCCAGACGGATTTTGGTTGTCACCCGGCCACGCTGCATTGTTCCGTCCATTGTGCGCCCGGAATTGGGTGCGTCAATGTCGTTGCGCTGCCACTTTACGCCCTGTTTGGCGATGAACGGCATGAAGTCCACGCCGTTTATCTTGAGCATCATCTTCATGCCGTTTTCACTCCTTTCGCTTATCCATACATTCTTGCGTTCCTGCGCTGGGCATCCCGGACAGCCCGGTCAAAGTCATATCCGCCGCCACCTCCGTTGTCCTGATTCCGCATTTCCGCGATAATCTGCTGAGCGACAGCGTACAGAGCGTTGATAAGGTCTTCGTTTCCTTCACGGGTGGCCGTTGCGATGCCCTCAACGATCTGGTCATTGTTGGCAACAGCCGTTCTTCTGCCAATGGAGCCAACCATTTCCGCACCGGCTTCACGGGCAATGAACAGCTGGCCTTGGTCTACGAAACCACCGTCGGCAAGCATCGGAATTTGAGGAACGCTGATTTCCCGGAGCCCGGAGAACGGGGTAAATCCTGCAATGCTGAATCCTCGGATACTACGGAGAATGCTGTTGATTCCGCCGAATGCGTAGCTGATTGCCGAGTTAAGCCCGGAAAGAACGCCGTTTATGACTCCTTTGAAAAATCCGACTACTTTCCCAAATATAACCGTTATATCTGTCCACAAATCCGTGAAAAATCCAACAATCGGGCGAATGACGTTTGCGTCAAACCAGGCTGCAATTCCAGAGAAAACAGTGCTGATTTTATTCCACGATTTTATGGCCCAGGAAGATATGCCATCCCAAAGGCCGGAGAAGAACGAGGCGACAGGCTGGATAACATTTGTGTCAAACCAGCCAGAAACGATACCCCAAACAATCTTGATGGTTTCCCACGTTCCGCTCACAAGCACTCCGATGTTATAGAAGACATCCTCAAATGTCTGGCTTACACTTTTCCACAGATCAGAGAACCATGTAACAGCTGGCGAAAACGTTTTAACAATGCCTGTCCAAAGTCCGGAGAAGAATCCGGATATTGGTTGCACAACGTTTACATTGAACCATTCCGCAACAGGTGCAAAGAATGCGCAGATTTCATCCCACTTCTGGTAAATCAGAATACCAAGGTCTGTCAGTGCGCCTATTACCAGGCCAACGAGTGCGCCGATAGCTGCACCAACAGGGCCGCCGACAGAGCCTATCGCCGTACCAATGATTGCGCCAATTCCCGTAGCAGCTAATGTGGACCCCGCAGGAATCAATAAGCCGTTTAGGGTATTCAGCCCATTCATGATTGCGTCGTATACCCCGGTAACGAACATTGGGATTCCAGCAACGATTCCACCGATGGCTGCCCCGATAAGTCCCGTGCTTATCGTTCCGCCGCCCGCAGTAATCGCCTTGGCTACAGCGCTTCCTTTGAACGCCTTGAAAATTAGTTGCCCAATTCCTTTTCCGATAACCCCAGCGCCTACAGTTCCACCTAAACCACTCAGAATGATCTCCCCGAAATTGAAGCTATTGAGCTTATCTTCGATGGCGTCTTTAATGGCTCTAAACTCGATTGAAAAACTGGCGGCTGTCAGAATCACGCCTGCGGCAATCGTAAGCGGAATGGAAAGGCCGTTTTTCCCAAGCGTTTTGAGTGCCATAATTCCGTTCAGGAAATCGTTTGATAACTTCCATGCAAGTAGCGCAATTCCGATTGTGGCAATAAGCCCCAGAATCTCTTTCAGATTGTCCTTAACAAAGGAAACAAGCGGCTCCAGTTTCTTCTTCCACTCGTCAATCTGCGTGGTTACTGCATTTTTCAGGAAATCATACCCCGGCAAGTCTAAGCCAAGGTCTCCACCGCCTACACCGGCTCCGCTTCCACTGCCGCCCTGATTCTGGTCGGGGAGGACATTCAGTTCATCAAACCCGGCAAGGTAGCGTTTTAGCTCCTTGGCAGACCCAGCGGCACTGTCCATGTTGTCGGCAATGGCACCGCTACCAGCAGAAGCGCTCCCAATCGCATCCCCCCATTTCGGGGACTTTACCGTTACCCCGAACAGGGCGGCAATGGCCGCTATGATTTCCTGCAAGGCGCTTGCCACGGCAATAGCAATTGGCAGAACCTTCGTCAGAATCGGAATAAAGATGTTTCCAACGGCACGTGCGGCTTGTTCCAGTTCCGCCCGTAGTACTCGCAGCATGTTTGCCGGATTTTCCAGCGTTCGTGCCATATCACCTTGCACCTGCGTTACCTGCGTCATCATGGCGTAGTACCGCAGCTGGGATTTCTCCGCCTGCGTCATGCTGGAAACGCTCTTGTCAATTCCAAGATTCAAGCGTTCCTGCTCCAACCGGGCAACAGACAGGTCGTAGCCCAGCCGCCGAAGAGGTTCGAGTTCTCCGGAAATACCGGACTGAACCTTCTGCATTGCCGATTCAAAATCGATATTATAGAAGGAGGCAAGGTCATAACCCAACTGCGTCAGGTTCTTGGACATGAACGCTGCCTTGTCACCAGCCACACCGAAACCTGTGATAATGGTGTTAAAGACGCCCTGATTCCGCATCCATTCAGCGGGGTCAATGCCCATTACATCAGAAACCTTCTGGGCGTAGTTATAGGCTTCCTCGGCGTACTTCCCCATTGAAACGGTGAATAGGTTCAAATCCTCCGTATACTGGGACGATTTTGCAATTGCGATACCCAGGAGCTTTGCCGCCGCCCGGTATATGGCCGCAAAGCTGATTGCTTTGAGCGCACTGTTCCAAGCATTTGTGCTTGTGGTTGCCCGCCTTACCGTACCGTTGTACTGCTCCGTCGATGTAATCAGCCTTTGAATTCTGCTTGGAAATGCCGAAAACCCAGAGGAAACCTTGTTCATTTCATCCGCAAATGGCTTCATGGCCGAAGCCAAGTCTTTCATCTGCTGAGTGAACTTATCAATATCTGCTTTCTCAAGCTCCTGGATGACCTCTGGTAGCTTTTTCAGCTGGTTGATGAAGGAAGTCATATTAGACCGGCCAAGCTCGGACAGAGGCTGCAATCCGGATGCCAGATTCCGCAGTTTTTCTCCGGGGGTGTCCGGCAGATTGGTGATTGCCTGATTGATGGCCGCCAGCTGGTTTCCGATGGACGCAGAGATTTTCAGGCTATCCGTCTGGTCTTTCAGATTGCCCAGGGAGCTGCTAATGCGGTTTATCTTGTTCGCAAAATCGCCGGTATTCATGTTGTTCACGGCATTCTTGATCTGCGAAATTCCTGCTGCAACTTTGGAAAGGGCAGTTGTGGAACCGCTGATCGACGTTTTTAGCTCTGTCAACTTTTTTGCCAGAACCTCCACCCCTGCGGATGCCGCGGCACTGTCATTCACAATCTGAAACTCAATGCCCTGCATTTCCACATTGTCAGCCATTCCCTTCACCGCCCTTCTTCTCAAATTTCTTGTTGATGGATACCATAAACATCTCCATCATGGCTTTCGCCTTTTTGTCGCTCTTTTCCTGCTGGGTCAGCTGCTTTTCTCCACTATCCGCCGCTTTCCGCTGCCCAGTGTGCAGCTCAAAGGGCTGCTCCCGGTAGGGAACCGGCTTCGGTGGCTTCTTGCTGAAACTGAACCTCAGAACCGGGGCGGCATCCAGAAGGGCTTCATAGTAATAAGCCCCTTGCATCCACATATCCTGATTCTTCAAGTCCCGTTTGATCTTGTCAGCCTTCCGGTAGGCTTTCACCAGTTCCACGTCCTGATTCCAGAACTGGTCATAGGTCATGCCGATTGCAAGATAGTACGGGAATAACTTCTTGAAGATATTTGTGTAAGCGTAAGAGGGGGTAGGGGTCTCCCCACCCCCTCCGTTTTCGGAAAGAAGTTCGCTTACTCTACTGCTTCCCAGCCGGGGTTTCCCTCGTCTTCCTCTTCATCATCGGAAAGCAGGGTGTACACGGCCTCGGAGTACATTTCCGCCAGCACCTTCACAAGGCCGGACTTGTTGCTCAGACCGTCGTAAATCTTGTTGATGGTAGCAACCTTGGTGTTGGGATGATTCGCCGCGAAAGCGCCGCTGAACAGCATGGGAATCATGGTAGCGGGCTTGTCGCCAAGCTCATTGATGGAGAACCCGGTCTTCTCCATGGCGGAAACCGTGGAGCGTGTGAACTCCAAACTGTACTTCTTGCCGTTGTAGGGAATGCAGATTTTCTTAGCCATCGCTAAATCCTCCTTAAAAATGTGTGGTCTGTGTTTTGGCTCAGGTCGCGTCGTCCAGCTCAATGGGCGTGGACGGGGCAATGGAAATGTTCAGGTCTACAACCTCGTTGACGCCGCCGCCGGTGGCGTAGGCGGTCAGCTGACCGTCAAACTTGAACTTGCCGTCGCTGCCGGTGGGGGTCAGGGTACCGCCAGTCTCTTCGCCGCCGAACCATACGGCGTAGCTCTCGGTCTTTCCAGCCAGCGCTTGCAGCGCTTTGTAGTCAGTCAGAGTGTAGTTCGCGGTGAACGCCAGCGCGTCCAGAGACTGGATACCGGCGATGTAGGTCTGCATTTTGTCAGACAGGGTAGTGGTTTCCAGCATCTCCGGATCGCCGCCCAGATCAGGGAATTCCTTGATGTCAATGAGCTTTTCGTAGGTGTTGCCGGTGGTTCCCTTTTTCATCAGGAAAACTTTATACGTGCTTATGGCCATGTTTAATCATCCTTTCGTTGTAATAAAAAACGGGCTGCCTCCTGTGAAGCAGCCCTTCGGCTCTCTTTCCGCCCTTACGGAAAGGTAAAGCATATTTACCTACGGTAAATTGTTCCGCCGTCCGTCTCCGCCCGATACCGGGCTACCAGACGGTAAATCGTCCCGTTTTCCATATTCGGAACAGGGGACAACGAAATTCGCGTAAAATTCCGTTTGTAGAGCATTTCGTCTATAACGCCCATGATCTCCCGGCAGGTGCTTTTCTTCCTTCCCGCCTTGTCGGAGTACACATTCACCTCGTACATCAGCGTGGAAAACTTTTCCCGGTCGCTGCTGTCCAGCCTGTTCGCGGACATATAATTGTCCTGCTCTACGATGCTTACATAGGGGAATTTTGGAGGAGCGTTCACATATTCTCCGGATACCGAAATGCCCTTGAAGCGATTTCGCAGAGCCTCGGCAATGGGGGTATAGATCAGCTTTTCAATATCAATCAAGCCCTGAACACCTCCATAACGATTCTCGGAAGCTCCTGCTCAATCGCTTTTCTCGCCTCATACATTGGCATTGCAGGAGGATTTCCGTATGTGTGGCCGCCGCCCTTGTCTTTGGGCAGATACCAGCCTTTGGGGTCGTCCCAATGACCTTTCCCGTCCGGGTAGGTGCCAGCCCCCATGCCAAACTCCGACGCTTCCGGGTGCCCGGTTCCGTAGGTGATACCGGCTCCAAATTCGATGAAAAGGACGGATTCCCCATCGGCCTTTACGGCGTAACCATTCTGGATTGCCACGACGGACACGGTTGCATCCCTCATCCCGGTGTAAACAGCCCGTGAGAACCGTATGGAAGCCACAGAAGCACCCAGCATTGCCAGCCTTTCGGCCAGTTCCTTTGCCTTGTCCTTCTGCCAGCGTTTGTATTCCTTCAATTCGTCCTGAATCTTCTGAATGCCGGAAACCGACAGCGGAACCACAATTTTCTTGTAGCTCACGACACGCTCACCTTCGTAACGGCGATGGACACTGAGTTCAGAGACTTTGCCACCCGTCTGACCATGTAGTCATACAGGGGCTTCCCGTCCTCGTCATACACAGGTTCCTTGTCCAGGAACAGCACGGTATTTTCGTCAACGGGGCAGGTCATGTCATCCGTAACGATGACCTTGTCATACCCGGCAAGATTGCCGAACTGCTCCACCTGAGAAGCCCCGGTCGCAGCGGATACGTTGGCGCGGAAGGGAACGGCAGGTTTGTACACAACAGTTTCCTCGCCGGTTTCGTTGCCGTCTTCGTCGGTGACAGGCACTTTCCGGTCATACAGCAGATACCAGAAGCTTTGCTTGTTTCGCTCCATGATTCTCACACTGTCACCTCACAGAACCCCGGCCATGGGAACGATCTGTCGCATCATGGATTCCGGAACGTCCCCGTTCTCGTAGGAACGGGAAATGCCGTTCTCGCTGTGAGACAGCTCCCCCTCGCCGCCCCGCTTGTTCAGAAGATACGTAGCAATCTCCACCTGTAGATAGCTGTACTGCTCCGGAACCTCCATAATGGAAGGGTCAAACGGGTATGCCCTGCGGCAAATCTTACTTGCCGCAATGCCAAGGTAGGCAGAAACCGTGCTTTCGTCGGTTTCATTCGCCATGGCTTTTACCAATGCGTTTTTCTCGGCTTCCTGCACGGTTTCTTACCTCCTTTCATTCTACGGGTTCTCCCGCCTTCTTGCGTGGTTTCTTGATAACGGGAATAGGATTATTCTCCGATAAACCAAACTTGGTGATAACTTCCTCGCGGGTGAGCGGTACGGGGTCGTTGAGGGTATCAACGACTACCGTTCCCATCACCACAGAAGTGCTCTCCAGTTCGCGCCGGGTAATCACCTTGTCCTTTGCGGTAAAGCCCACGTTGCGAAAGTGATCTCCCTCGCGCACATACACTTTCCCGTCAGAAACATAGAACATGGTGAACCTCCTTAGCCGTTGGTGATAATCTTCGCCAGCGCAATGGTCTTCGGGTCGGCCACGATAGACCAGTTGGCAGATGCCGCAAGCTGTGCATCTGTGGGAGAGGCGGTATAGCCAGAAGTTGGCTTGGTGAAGCTGAAACCGTTGGGGTGCATGGTTTCACGGATACGGGTCACCAGCGCGTCATAGCCGCCGCCCTTGAGCGCGTCACGGGTCAGTTCGGAAGGAACCTTCACGGGAGCGGGGGCGTACTGAATTGCGCCAAGGCCGAGGACGTAGGTGGTGTAGGTGGCCGCTTTCGCACTTTCTCCGCTGGTAGCGGCGGTGGTGGGGCAGCTGTCATCTACGACAACAGTCATGCCATTCACGGTGCCAATGCGGAGGGGGCGCTCAACGCCGTTGGCGTCGGTGTATTTCAGGAAGTCCAGCAGCTTCAGGCCAGCCATATTGGTGGCGACCTTACTGTGCATGAACACCAGCCGGAAAGCGTCCTGATTATCGCCCACGGCCTTCTGGATAGCGTCACCGATGGTGGTCGCGCCCATCTTGTTTGCATCCGCAACAGTGGTGGACGCGGAAGACAGGTCAGTGATGTGGTTCTCCCAACCGGCAAACTCACCGCTGCCGGTCACGCCGAACACAGCATTCAGGATTTTCAGCATGATGGACTGGCGCTGCTTCTGCCAGTACTTGGACACCTGAGACACGATCTGCTGCATGGGGTCGGCACCGCTGTTGTAATCAACGATGAAGTCCTTCTCCTTCCAGCCGTGGGCGCGGCCAAACACGATACCATTCTGAGCGCTGCCTTCGGGGTCGGTCAGGGTGATGTCAGTTGCGCCATCGTAGTTCTCAGGAGTGCCGCCAATGACTTTGTAGAACGGCAGCGTATAAAAGTCAGAGCCGTTGGAAATCAAACTCGCCAGCTCTGCGTTCGGGGCGACAGCGCCGCTCTCAAACATCGCGGTCAGGGTGGGGTCTTTCGCATTTGCCCAGTTGTAGTTAAACAGCTCGGGGTCAAACGGAAAGCCAAGATAAGTAGCCATAATGTTTTACCTCCATAATCATTTCAAAATTGTTTTCCAGTCAGGATTGTTCTTGATAAACTCCATTTGGGATTTGGTGTCGAGTTTCAGGAAATCCGCCTTGGTCATTGCGCCGCCGGGGTTTCCATCCGCGCCTCTGGGCGTTCTTTTCAGCTTGTCCGCAATGACTTTTTGGGCGTATTTTTCCAAAAACGTCTGGTTGTTGGCAAAAACCGTAGCCATATCGCCGGATTCCATGGCCGCCGCAGTAGCGTCCGCAAGGGCTTCATCATAGCCCTGAGCAACCAGCTTTGCTTTGTAACCGGCAACGGTTTTTTCCTTCCGCAGACCGGCCAGTTCCTTTTCCATGTTCTCCCACTTTTCGGCCTGCTCCTGTTGCTTCCTCTGCTCATCAGTCAGAAGCGCATTGTGCTTACGCTTCCATTCCGCAGCCTCGGAATTGGCCTTGGACAGCGCGTTTTTCTGCCTTTCCAGTTCCGCGGTGTTGTCCTCGTACTCAAAGCCCTCCAAAGCGGCAAGCTTCTGTTCCGGGGTCATGTCCGCATAACCTTCAATGAGATTTGTGTCGATTTTTGCCATAATTATTCCTCCTGCGTTTGGTGAGGCGGTTCCCTCCGCCGTGATCTCTGTTTTTTCGGGTTGTCTCCCGTCTGCGTTTTTGATAGAGCAGCTTCCCTGCTGCTGTTATGGAGGGCTGTACAGGCTTCGATCCTGTGACCTGCGGATTAACAGTCCGCTGCTCTACCAACTGAGCTAACAACCCACATATCCCCGGCTTACGGTGCCGGGGAACCGCTTTGCCCGTTTCCGGGTTTCGTCGCCGACGGGAGGCCATCGGCGATATATATAGCGCGAGGCCGATTTGAACGGCCTTCTGTGGGGGGAGAGGTGAACCACATTCGCTGTCTGCCGCGCCAAATTTTAGTCTTCTATTCTTCATGTACTCGGCTTGTGGCCGAGGGAATGTTTTTTCGGGACGGGGCAAGCTACTTTGAGCTATCGTGCGCTTATGTACACTTATCACACAATGCTGTTCCTTCTCCTTCGCTTTGGCTGCCTTGCGCATACAGCAGTTATCGGCGTGCTTGAATTGTCCAGCCCCCCGCTGGTTGCGGCAGAAAGAATCGAACTTCCATTACATGGGTCAAAACCATGTGCCTTACCTTTTGGCTATGCCGCAGTGTAAAAAAGAAGGGCTTCCAATACCATTTCTGGTATCAGAAGCCCTTCGGCTGTTCGCTGCTCCCTAGAGCAGTCACAAATTATACCATTTGGTGTGGCTCTTCCGCGAAAGGTGCGGCGCTCTTTGCCAAACAGTCAGTTAACCTTCTTGCGCCGAATCTCAATGACCACGATCTGGCCTTGTTCGACTTTGATTTCCGCCTGATTCCGGCGGCGGATGATTTCCTCAATCGCCCGAACCGCTTCCGCCGTCAGTTTGGTTCTCACTTTGGTTTCCGCTTCCATCGCCGTTCCCTCCGTTCTGCGCGGCAAGCTTCGCCGCTTTTTTCTCCTGCTCGGCCATGTAATCCATGCTCATTCTGTAGGCCAACTGCGGGTCGGAAAATAACCCGCAATGTGTAAATGCCAGTTCAGGGGCGATCTTCTCGCAAGCAAGCATCTGGGTTAGAACCGTTGATTTCTGCGCGATATTCTCATAATTCCGCCGCGTGAACCGGATTTCCAGTGCCGAGAGTTTCAGGCTCAGATGCCCCATGTCCCGGCAGATACGCAGCACCAGCTTCAAAAATTCCTTTTCGGACTTCTTGAAAACCAGCTCTGTGTCCTTGGCTCTGGCTTCCGCTGCCGACCAGCCATCCCGCATGATGACCGCTGATCCGGTGTCAGAGGTAGAAGTCCCTCCGTTCCGGTTGGGCATTCCGCAGATGGTCAGCACCGTTTCATACATGCTGTCCACAAGGGTCTGCGTCTGGGTCTGGTTCATTTCGGAGGTCAGATATTGAATCTCCGCTTTCAGTGTGGCGTCAATATCCCTGAATTTGATCGCGCCCTCGTCCCGCAGTTTCTTGTAGTCCTCACTGCTGATGTCAACATTATGGAACAGCATCAGTGCTTGAACGAACTGCTCTACGCCGTCAATTCGGTTGCTCTCCGTCATGTTGATTGCGTCAAGCAGCGGAATCACAATTTCAAACGCCCCTAAACGAGCCATGTTTGCCGGGTACTCCACAATCGGGATTCCCAAAATCTGGTCTTCTGCGCGAATAACAGCCCATGTGTTCCAGACCTCGAAATACCTGGTTTCTGTCCAGCAGGAGAAAACGAGCGTTCCGTCCTCTTTTAGAACATACCGTACACCCATCATGGGTTTATGGCCAAGGCCCACAGAGTACACCACGAATGCGTATCTTGGGTCAAGGGTGAATATCTCAAAAGGAGCCTCGTCTTCCTCGGCATCCGCCAGAACGTCCGGCAAAGTCATTCGATAAGAGGTACCGCAAGTGAAGAGCCAATCGGCAAGTTCCTTATCCTTTTCCGGCTTGTCTTCGGACAGCATATAGTCATTCAGTTTCAGCACTTCGGAGGAAATGTCTTCGTCCCCACCACGGCTTACGTACTGGATTGGTTCGCCGACCTGATAGGCCGATTTGAAAGATACAATCTCATTTGCTCGGTTCTCCACAACCATGTTGTTGATTTCCGGGCGGACTTCCTTTACACGGTTAAGGATTGGCTGCTCTCCCTTGTAATACCAGTACAGGTAATCAATCTCTGCCTGATTTTGCAGGTGCGTAAACAGTGCCTTTTGTAGCACGTCGATGATATTCCCCTCGTTTATATCCGTAACTTCGGTGTAAATCACCCGACGCCCGAATAACCGTCTGCTCTCCGTATTACGCACCCCCTTTTCCGGAAATCTATTTTCTCATTTACCATTATACCACAGTGGCGGATGGTTGTCTACTTAATTCTCGTTCGTAAACCATCGGCTACTTTGTGACTAAAATGGTCTGCTGAAAACCTCTATAACCGCCCCGTTTAAGCTTTGGGCAAACTCAGCAAACATAGCCATTCCGTCTGGAACGTCATCGTGCTTATTCTTTCCCGCTACAGTGTAGGAACATAGCATATCCATCATCCTGCCGTAATCCGTGTTCCGCTTATACTTGCTTTCATCCAGAAACAGGCAGTGTTCCTTCACCCACGCCGAATTGACGATGATCTTCGTCTCTTTATTGGCCGTAGTGAACTTCGTCGTGATATTGGTAATTCCGCCCAGTTTCTTTACTTCGCCCTGAATCTTTTCAGCGATCCTGCGACCAGCGGAGTTACTTTCAAACCGGCACATTTTCACCTTGTCCCGCACCAGAATTTCAGACAGTCTTGCATCAACTGTGTCAGGAAGCCCATTGTCGCAGATACAGTCCCCAATATAGTAGTCCTGCCCATATACATATCCAACCGGCAGGAAGGCGTAGTCAGCGCCCTTGTCTTTGGTATCGCATACGCCGACAATGGCATCTGGTTCCTCTGTGGGCAGTTCAAAGAAACGCCGCAGTTCGTCAGGATGGTAGACAAGCCCCTCGCGTTCAATGGGTTGATTCTGATACAGCGCTTTCCAACTAACGCTATCCATAATATCCCGCTGTTCCCGGTAGAACTTGGTGGAGAACCCCACGCCAAACTCATAATCAAAATTGCTTTCGTCGTCCTCGTTCATGGCAGGAATCCGAATGAATTCCGCCCTGGGATTGTTCTCATATTCCCGTTCTAGCCGCCCAATCACATCGTGAACGCTCCACCGGGTAGCAATATGAAGCTCTTTGCATTTGTCACCGATTTTACGCTGCCGCAGGTCGGTGGTGTAAGTCTCCCACAGCTTGTCCAGCCGCTCTTTGGATAGCGCGACCTCAATACCAGATACCAGATCGTCGCAGTACAGCAGGTTTGCCGCCCGGTACAGACCGGCATTTCCCGTTCCTATGGAGGTAAATTCCAGCGTCTCAAATCGCTGACGCTTATCAAGGTCAATTCGGCAGTCCTTTGCGTTGGTGCTGGACACCTGAACGGCAGGGAAGACATCATGCCATAGATATTCCCCCTTTGAGTCAAACAGCCGCAGACATTCGTCATACACGCCCCGCACAAAGGAATTGGAGTGACTGCCCGTCAGATTCGGGTTGTTTGGGTCTCGTCCGGCGATCCAGGTCAGCAGGAAGATTGCAAGTGTGGTCTTTCCTACGCCGGGGGGCAAACTAACCGCCAGCAAATCCAGCTTGTCATCCCCGCACAGCGCTTGCAGTGCGTCCACCACGGGCTTTAGCTGCTTCTTCCGTGGCTGATAAAACCGCTTTTTCGCCTGCCTGTCCAGCTCCATATAGGTGAGATAGCTGTCAAAGTCATATGGAGCCTCAAACAATAGCCCCCGCCGCCAAAGGCTGTAGAACCCCTCAACCTGAGACGTAGGAGCTTTACCCATTATTTCGGCGCACAGGTATTTCAGATGCTTATTCGCCCGATGCGCCGCCGTGAAATCAGTCTCAGCCCATGCCTGACACAGGGAAAACAGGTCTTCATATGCCCCGATATCACCCGGTCTGTTCTCGATAGCCCCCAGAATGGAGGTTGACAATTTCCCATAATCCATACTCTCACCTCACAGAGCGTCAGCTTGTTCAAATGCTTTCAGCAGTTTTGGAAACTGGATTGCGAAGAAATCCACCATTTCCTCGTTTTGTGCCCAACTGGAATTTTCGGCAAGGCCGCTTTCAAATAGAAATGCGTGAATGATCTCATGCCGCTTCACCTTGTTTGTCTGGACCAGAAGGTTTTGCTTGCAATTTGGTTCTCCCTTGCTGTCTTCGTAATTTTCGACCAGCATCTCTTTCGTAGTTTCATCACAGAAACCGTCACAATCCTTAAGCCTTGGCTCTTTGCTTCCCCGAATTACTGTAAGCGTATATTCTGCTCCCAAAACGTCGATTTTCATAAATTCCCTCCTGATACAAAAATAAGGGCTGCCCGTGCGTATCTCAGCACAAGCAGCCCTTCGGCTTTCCTCCTGCCCTTGCAGGAGGTTTATTACTTTGTATGCTTCATGATCTCTATCAGCACGAATATGGGGAACAGAATAATTAGCAACACCCACATAGGTCAGACCTCCTTATTTCAGTTCGCAGTCAGTGAATCCACCTCTTCCAATGCATTTTCCCTCAAATGTAATTGTATCTCCCACTTTGACTGTTTTCAGGGCATCTTCCTGATCTTTCTCAAATTCTGCGTAGAAGTAAACGATGGTATTACCGACTCTGGCTTCCATCGTCAGTGTAGCGCCGCCTGTCAGATTCAGAAGCCCGCCGGTTCTCATTCCGTCGATTGTCGCAGTAATACGGTATCGGTTGTATCGGTATGTATCATTTGCCAAAAGCTCGTTCTCTTTGTATGCATTGTATATATCGCCGTAAGCAACAGAAGTATCTGCGGGTTCTGTGGTAGGTTCAGTTTTCTTCAATGTCGAACTTCCTGTTTTCTGCTCAGCTGATTTTCTGAGCATCGGAAGTACTTCTATTTTTTCATATCCGCATCGTGTACACCTCTGGACATATTCGCCGTCCTTATCGTCCGTGGGCTCTACCCGCCGAACATCTTCCATAGAATGCCCGAGTTTCTTTAAGGTTTCTTTTTTATCGCCACCGCAAAGATTACAATGGTACTTCTCGTACCCGTTTTCGGTGCAGGATGCTTCTTTGCTTTCCACCAGCTTGTATTCATGTTCGCACCATGTGGAAGGGTTTGTTGACACTCCGATTATCAAAAATAAAGCAAAAGAAAGCCAGAACCATTTGACCCATTTCATTTTAGGCTTCTTTTGTATTTTACGGATAACCCAGATGATGAGCAAAATAGGAAGTGCAAGTATTTCGATTGCAAAAAGCGTGTACATGGCGGTTGATACAGCTTCCATAATTATTCCTCCTTCAAAATCGGCTCATGCTGCCCGGGAACTGCATCCCAGGTCATTCTCTTTCCGCACAGGGCATAATTAAGATATTGCGTTACCATTTCCGGCGACCTTGCCATTTGGAAGCACAGCATTTCCTTTACTCGCCGCATCATGTCATTTTCGCCAGGCACAATCGTAATGCCCTCATTAACCAAATGAACCGTGCAATTCATTTTCTGGCAAGCCTGTAAAAATGGATAATACTCCGTTTCTCCACCCTCAAACATGAAAATGGATGGTATCTCTACTGTCCCGTCCCGCACAATTACATTGAAGTGTGGAACACTTTTATACCGCTCATTTAGTTCGGCATCAGATATTCTTTTCCCCATTTTGCAGTCTCACCCCTTTAGAATTGCTTCGTGCGTATTCTCACACATTTCTTTTCCGTACCGGTAATTCCCCCGGTAGGTATCCTCGTTGCCCAGAATCGTCTGGACTGCGGAGTGCTTGAACTCCTTGCCCTTCTTGCTCCGATATCCTAGCTCATTCAGCTTGTCTGCGATTCCTTGCAATGTACAGCCCTGGTTTCTCAACTCGAAAACCTTTTTTACAATCTCCGCCTCTTCCGGCACCACTGCAAGATGCCCGTTTTCAGCCCGATACCCAAGTGGAGGCTTCCCCCCGGCATAGCCGCCCTCTCTGGCTGTAGCATACCGCCCCATGGTCGTTCTTAGGGCGATATTGTCGCTCTCCAACTGATTAAAGGAAGATAGAATGCCAATCATGGCACGTCCCCACGGGGTAGTGGTATCAAGCGTTTCATTCAGGCTTATGAGGTCAACTCCGTTTGCCAACAAATCGTCCTCTACAATCGCTAGAGTATCCCGTTGCTTTCTGGAAAGCCGATCTAGCTTAAAAATAACAATAGCTTCGATTTTACCCGCCCGAATATCCCGAAGCATTTCTTGAAGCCCCGGACGGTTTGTGTTTCTGCCGGTATACCCGTTGTCCTCATAGGTTTTCACATATTTCCAGCCCTTGCTTTCAATGCAGGCTTTCGCCATTCGCTCCTGCTCAGGCAAAGACACTTTCCCGTCCTCTCCCTGAGCCTCTGTAGATACTCTGGTATAGACACATGCCTTTTTCATCTCGTACATTTCTGCTTCCCCCGTACATCTTGTTTTCTGTATAATATCAGATTTACAATTATTTGTCAACTGTAATAATGCACAAATAAGAACTGCCTTTTTTGTTTTTGCCGGAATTTCTGAAAAGGGGGGCTTTTTGATTTCGCGGGTATTTATGGGGCTAATCCCCTCCAAACCAGCACGGCCATATCCCCCGCCCCCGGTGCTTTCGCTGCTGCTTCTCCCGTGATGGGGCGGGAAGTGCCGGATTTGATAATTTACATTTTTTCTTGAATTTCTGTAAAATAATGCTTGACATTTACGAAAATATCTATATAATAGTAAATGTAAACAAGAGCAAAACAAAAGCGCCCCCGCAATCCTACCAAGACCAACGGGAGCGCACCACACAAGGAGGCACCGCTATTATAGCACGGCCTCCACAGAATTACAAGGAGGAATATTATAATGATTATCAACAGGAAGAACTATCTATTACTAGAAAAGCGCGGCTGCAATTTTAATGGCGGCGTCCCCGGCACCCCTAAAAGCGACGTTGGAAATTATCGTGTGTGCACGATGGGCGAGACGGTCCCCGGCAAAGACGGCCGGAATTATTTTCTTGAATTCTCCCTTTGGCAGAACCGCAGCCAGCCGCGCTATACCAATAAGCGAACCGGCGCACCGCTGAAACACCCCGTGCGAGAGGTCATCAACCCCATTGGACTACACATCGACACGCAATACACCGACGAAAGCGGCCAATCTTGGCGCAATCTCAACTTGGAACAGCGCATCCACAAACAGAACCCCAGTTACACCACGGCCGAGATCCTCGCCATTGCAAACGAGATCAGCGCGGAACACTACGACGGCATTAAATGGGTTTGTTCTTTCTGCGAGACCGTCGAGCATGGCGCGAACTTTACGCCGGCCGCCCTGATTTCCACCTATGCGAAAAGAAACCGCATGGAAATAGACTCCCGGTTCGGGACTCTCTGTCTCAGGCTTTACACCGGGACATATAAATATCTGGCCTACGATGTCCGCAGCTTTTGCAGCCGCGATAATGTAACCGTTATTCTTGAGGAGGTGTAAGCATGAACATTAACCAGATCATGAGCGAGCTAGCCCAGTATATCCGCGTGCAGGAAGAAGCCGCCGCAATGGTGGAGGCCCTGAAAGATCAGCTCAAAGCCCAGATGCAGGCCGCCGGGGTTGACACCCTGGCGGGTGCGGAGCACAAGGCCACTTACAAAGCCGTCACAAGCTGCCGAGTGGACACGACCGCCCTAAAAAAAGACCTGCCGGAAATCGCCGCCCGGTACACAAAAACAACGGAAACCCGTAGATTTACGTTTGCATAAGGAGGTAAAACCATGAAAACATACATTTTTACAGCAAGCAAAACCGGGGAAAACGTGGATTTTGAAACAACAATTCAGGCAAAAGCGGAACCCGGCTTTTGGGACTGCTACGAGTTAGCAGCCTCCCACGGGTGCGAGTTCTGGACTTGTGAGGAGGCCGGCGCGTGATTATCCTTGCAATTCTGTTTTTCCCGCTGCTGGTGCTGGCGGAGCTGCTGAAGATCAGCAAATAATATTTCAAGCCGTCCGGGCATTGTCCGGGCGGCTTTTCTTTCTGTCCGCGTCCAGATCAGGCGCGGCGTTGTCCGTTTGCCCTGCCAACGTGGCGGGGCTTTTCTCTTGCTATGCCCTGCAAGGCTCACAGCGGCTTTTTAAGCGGTTTTTATTTCGGCAATATAAATTAACATTAAACATCGTTCCCGGCTCAAAATGGGGGCGTATGGGCGTCACGCAATGCCGCACGGCATTTTATGCAGCGTGCGGGGCGCTCAGCGCCCGCCGTTGCCCCTATTCCTGCGCCGGATATATCAGGGTGCCCCCGCAGCTTTTCGCCCGTCCGGTCGCTTTCTGCTCTCCCTTGTGTTCTGCCCGCTGTTACAGTGTAAAAGCACCGCCACACAGGCCGCACCGGCTCCGATCAGATTTCCCGTCAGGCTTTTGCGTCAGGGCTGAAAATCCCCGCAAGGCTCCCAGCTCGTGAGCCATAGTCGCAAAGTCGCAGCCGAAAATTCCCGTTTCATAGTCGCAGAAAGTCGCCCCGAAAGTCGCAAGACCTCCGGGGCGTTTTCATAGTCGCTATAGTCGCTGGGTCAAAGTCGCTGTTATAGTCGCTCGAGCTTCCGACCGCACACTGGGCAAAAATTCCAAGTCACCGTCATTTGCCGCCCGCTATGGGCAACCACGGAGAATGTTTCCGGTTTGTTCACACACTCTCTGCAAAAGTCGCAGGCGGGTTTCCTAGCACCGCCCTCCATCAGCATCCGGATTTGGGCAACCTCTGTACACATTCGTTCGATGGCGTATTCCGTCGTTTCTCTCATTCCGTTCCACCCTCCGCGTCAATGATAGTCGCACCGCTCCCGCGAACATCTTCCAGATACTTCTGCCGCAGCTTCTCCGGGTCTGCCCGCTCTCCAAGCGGATTATCCGGCTTTAAGACCACTTCCTGCTGGTCTGTGTAGTTCATATTGTTTTTCATCAAAAAAATTCCGGCAACGGGGTTAATCTTGCCATTTTGCATGAAATCCTCCATCTGAGCGTTGATTAAATCCCGCGCTTTTTTGATAGTGTCACGCACAGAGTCGCTTAAATCCCTGCTTCTAGGCTGATTATTGCACCATCTCCACATAGTCATCCTGTCTACACCGAACGCCAAAGCGAATCCTGCGAAAGTCGGCTTCATATCATTCTCAGCGCACAGGCTGAAATAGTCGAAGCACCGTTTCTGTACCGCCTCCAAGCTGTCCATGTCCGGCTTGTCCCACTTCATGATAGTCATGGAATGGTTAATGTACTTGGTATTGTCCCCCGGTTCCAGGTCAGGAACTTGGTATGGCTTCTTCTTGAGTTTTTCACCTTCTGCCAAAGTCGTTTCCTCCTTTACTTTCTAAGTAGATTTAATATATACTTTACCATAACACATACACACTACAAGATATAAGATTTATATATAA